ATGTAACCGTTGACCTGCTCGGCTAATTGCTGCATTGCAGCATTTATGAAACGCTTAGTGTGGTAATCATACACATCGTCTAAGTCGATGCCTACTAAATCGTCGTCTTCGGAAAACACGAAGCCCACACCACTGAATCGCTCCGGATTGGCCTGATAGGCATCTTGGACGGTTAAGAAGTCCGTCCAGGTTGCTGGGTTGGTTGAGGAGGCAGATTGGCCATTTACTTGTGTGGGCAGCTTTGACCATCGTTGGTTGCCCTCACTGCCGACTTGCACGAATTGCCACAGTACCCACCTTGGCACTCGTTTGAGTTCCATGGGTATATTTTCAAATAGGACTGGTAGTGTTGTTGGTTTCATAGGTGTATTGTATATGGTTTTTTATATGTTGCGGTGCATCCTGACAATCCTGACACAGTTAATAAGAATGATTCTCATTTAGCGGACTAAAAATCAAGGGCTTAGATAGTGTGTGTCAGGGTAGTACTAGTAGTACGGGTCTATCCTTCTTTTTTCTTTTTATTTAAAAAAATAAAAAACGTAAGGGAGGCATAAACTGGAATTAACCCGTACTACCCTGACAATCCTGACAATGATGCTGTAAGTCCTTGATTCTTGGTGATACAAATGCGAATGATTCTCAATAGCAAGTAACGAACCCACCCTGCACGATGCACACGGTCTGACCACCCCCTGGTTGGTTAATGATTACAGTCTGGCTTGCGGCCACACTCATTGGTACTAATACCATACAAATCAATAGGATACGCTTCATGTCTTCACCTCATAGTCTTTTTGTTTAATCATGCGGTAGGCCCATTCCCTGAACTTTACCCTGTTTTCACTAGTCTGTTCCTCGTTAAAATCCCACATGGCGTCTATAATATGCTCTCCGGATGTGGTATTGAACTCTATCTTGACTAAATCGCCGTCTTTATTGTAAATATCTGCCGGTACTGCCACCTTACTATTCTGCAATTGTTTTCTCCCATGTATCTGATACTCCATAATCACCCCGTATAGCACTCATACGCTCTACTTTACGGTACTCTGGCTCTACCGCTAGCCAATCCTGAAATGCCTGTTGGTATTCCAAGTACAAATCATTCATTTCAAAGAGTGGATGGTTCATCCCAACAACATCTACCGTCCTGAGCACATCTTTGGTTGGTATCCACTCGTTTGAGTCTCTAATCCTGTCTCGTATTGCAATAAACCGTTTGTATACCCGTATCTGCTCATCAGTCATCATGCTTCTCCTCGAAATGCTCCTCGTTTTTAACTTCATTACGAAATATAGGCTCTCTAGCCATGTGATTTTTCAATTCATTGATGCGACCTTCAGAAAACCCAGTCACGGCAGACAATTCCGCATCGGTCGGCTGCCGGCATAGTTTTTGAGATAGTATCCGTTCCCTGTACTTTAGCGTCTTAATGTTTAGCATGATGTTGACTGGCAGGCGGATTAAATTCTCGGTATTATTTAACTCTCGCTTTACGCCACGCAGAATATAGGGCTTAGCATAGGTAACGAAACTGGAATTATTGACTGGTACCCATGATCTAGCGGCCATGAATAAAGCCTCGTTACCCATGCTAAGTATATCCTCCACCGGCACTTTACTGTATTGCCAGGCCGATAGTTTACGCACTAAGTAAATCACGAATCGTAGATTGTGCTTTACCAGTTTGTTTAGTGCCTCTCTATCACCCTTGGCAATTCGTTTAGCAAGTGCATGCTCCTGCTCTACGCTCAATGGTTCTGTACCATAAAGCGCAAGCAAGTAGTCACTCAGAATGTCGTTTTCTCCTTTGCTCATTTAGTTTCGCAATCGCCTGTAAGTAAGTCTTTGGCGATATAAGAAATGTGCCAAATGCCAGCCATAGTATTCCCTCTAGTGTAATTTGTACGGTTAAGCCATACCCAGCGAGAAAGCATATAATTGTGCCGAGTATGTTCATAATAACGCATCTTGCAAAATTGCGCAAGCCATGGTATAGGGGTCTTTCTTAGGATCTTTAGGCAATTTAACTAGGCTCGCGCCTGAAGTTAAGTAAGGTTGTGCCTCGCACTTACTGGCAAACTTACGCATTAGGCCACCGAACTCGTCTAGTACTGCGTATTGGTAATTAGTCAATTTTAGCCTCGTACTTTAGTTTATTGCCCAACTGTCTGCGCAGCCATATGACATTATCCCATTCATGCGGGTTACGGTAATCGTCTGCCATATTGGTTAGTTTGTCCTCGTAAAAATGCAAGGCGCGCAATACAATTAATAGCTCGTCGGTTTCTAATTGGTACATGGTAACTCCTCTTTTACTGGAAATAGTAATTCATAACACCATTCAGGTACTTCTTGTTGTTCATTTGCTAAATTAGCGCAAATCATATACAACTGTTTATGCGTTAATACTGCACATTTTCTAGCTAATAAAATGGTAACAACAGAACTTTTCGATTCTTCTGAATTACAGCGAACTGACCACCACAATTTTTTTAACTCTTGGGTCTGTTCTTCTGATAAAACAAATTTAATGTTTTTCATATTACCTCCAATGGTTTAACTATTACGGCCTTGATGTGTTGTACGGTTGTTACCGCCTTAATGAAGGCCTCATCGCTTAACTGGCGTACCAATGGCGCGCTGATATTCTCGCGGTCGTACTCTTGCACCTCAGCAATGAATTGAACGCCCTTGTGCAGGCCTAGGCCGCGCTCGAGTAGTCTAGCCTTGAGCTTGGCCTTAGTGGTCTCGAGCTCTTTCAATTGACGGTCTACAATGCCGAGCTCGTCCACTAATTGCTCTACCGGCTGGCACAATGCCTCTACTTGTTCTAGTGTGATACTAATCATTTTGTTTCTCCTAAATGGATTGTTAAACTAACTGGCAATGCGTCTATGTCGTTTTCGACTAGCCATAGAATCATCTCGGCTACTGTTTTGAATGGGATTGTGTGATTCATAAAACCTCCGTAAAAATTAAAGTAATGACAATTGTGGCAAATAGCATACCAAATATTAAAAACCAATTTGCCCCATATATTTGGGTTTGACCATAAAAACAGGTAAGAAATATTAGGCCGGCTAAAAACAGTAGGAATAGGTTCATTGTCTTATCCATTACAGGTCGGTCTCGGCACGCAATTGATTGCGTAATACTTTTTCTGTAAACTCTTCGTCTTCGTAAAATACATCGTTAAACATAATGCGGGTAGGCATGCGGGATAGGCCGGCATTAACTGAGCCAGTCACTACGTAATGCTGAAACATCCGGCAGGCCTTCAAATCGAGCGCGCACTTAGCATTATTGGGGCAATTGTCGCATGGTGCAGGACGTGCTAGCAATGCCCTGGCAAATTGGTTTCTCATTATTTAATCTCCACTATTCTGTAATCATCAAAATCGCCGTCGTCTTCCATATACCCCAATTTGCACGCACGCTCGCACTCGGCCATCTCGTCAATTAATGCTTGCTCGGCGTCTTTTTCTGTTTCGTAGGTCATCTCTATACCGTCTTCAAACCATATAGGTTGGTTGCTTAGTCTAATTGCGTACATTATTTCACCTCGCTCATGTGTTGTGCCCAGTCATTACCCTGCTCTGCATCTACGTACTCGAATGATCCCTTAGTGCCGGCCTTTACTTGGTCGCGACTAGGTATCGGATTACCGTAATAATCACGCGCCTCATTGTGGCCAAGTAAGCAATGGCCGCTCTGAATTGCGTCCATCATGGTACGGCCATATGAGCCCTGCATGCCCCACATACCGGAATTGATAGCGCGCTGTAAGGCCGCGTAGTACTCGCGCGTGGTGCATGTTGTCTCACCTTCGATTAGGTTTATATCGTTTAATGTAAGCATTATTTCACCTCATAGGTTGATTGATCTAGGACGGCCAATACTTCGGCCGGTGCTGCAGTTAATTCTAGGCCGGTGATACTGGCAATTTCATTATGGAATACGCGGCGGCCTGTAGCGCGCTCGGTGACGCTAACCATCTCCCACGCATACCAATTATCGACAGTACCGTACTTGGCACGTATAACGTCACCCTCGCTCTGGTATCTATTGGTTATATGCATAGGGTCACTATAAACATAATCACCGCATGGCAGGCCATTTAAATCATTTTGGCGGCGCGCTTGTGCGGCCATGGATTGTATTGATCTCATTGCGTTAATTCCTTGGTTGATAAGTTAACTAGGTTTAGCCATATTGCATAGAGTGCCTCATCGCTCATGGCCTCTAATACATCAAGGCGCGCGGTATTCCATTTACTCATGGCCATAATGTCTTGAATCATAAATAATCTACTTTGCGTCATGTCGCGGCCTCCTCTAGGTTATGCGCCTCTATTTCGGCGCGGGTATAAATGGCCTTATATATCCGCAATTGGATTAGCAATATATCGGCATATGATCTAGCATCGCTATAGGTTGCGAACCAAAAACCATTACAGTAATAATTTAGCATGTTAAAACCTCCTTAAAATTGATTATTGATCTAGCCTCGCGCATAGTAAATAGGTGTTTACCCCTATAGCGCATCTAATAGTGCTAGCACTACCGCGCACCATATGCCGGCCAAAATCATGCTGCCGACTACGTGAGTGAGATAAGATAAAAATAATTTAAACATGTTTAGCGTCTCCAATGGTGATTATCTGAAAATGATCAAGTACAAACCGCCGGATATCATTCAATTGGCGCGCTATGGTTTGCGCGCTATCATGGCATATCGCGCCTTGGCCGTACCATATGCCGGCATTGTCGCTATATGTCAATTCAATAGCTTGATCATTCCATCTGATATCTATGGCCTTATATCCGGCGGCCAATGACGCGCCGGCCATTCGCATAATGAGCGCGTGACTGGGCGGCCGCTTAGGGTTAAGTAGAATATGGTCAATTTTATGCAATGCGCTCATGGTTTAACCCTCCAATTTTTCAATCGCGGCGGCGCGTGCTTGTTCACTAATAAACCATTCGGCTTCATCCGGAAAATCATCCGAATCACTATAGTAATAAACCCCATAAATAAGGCCTTTATTATCGTCGCCGTAGAATTGCTCTAATTGCTCTTGATACCAATTTACTAATTTATACATGATTAAACCCCTATTAGATTAATTAAGCGGCACTCTACGCGGCCGCCGGTAAGGCGTGCGAAGGCCTTGGCCTTGCGCATGGTATTAAATGGCGCGGAATAGTCTTGGCCATGGTGACGATAAAAAACTATAAAAGGCGCGCTCATAACATTGCTTTCAATTCCGCTTTTAAGGCCTTGGCCGTATCACCGCGGAATGCGGCGGCATTGGCCAAAAAGTAACGCACAATGCCGCGGCCGTCGTCATACATGTAACGGTCATTTATTGAATTGAGCGAGCCCATAGCGTCAAGATATGGCGCGGCGGCATAATTTACTTTAGGCCATGCGCGGCGGATATCGCGGGCAATAGTGTAAAGCGGCCGCGCCGCGTTGATTGTGTTATTTTCCATGATGGTAAACCCTTTCAATAGTTAAATGGCCTGCAAAATGCAAACCCCTAGGCCGCCGCAATATGCAGCGGCCTAGAGAATGCACTAATTAAACGGCGATAATACTAAAATAAGAGTCTTTGAAAGTATTGGCCGCGATATATTGGCGGCATTCTGTCAACGTACCCCAAAATTCAAAAATTCCCATCTCGTAAACGCAATAAATATTTTCCATGGTGCTAAAACCCCCAATAGTTTAATGGCCTGCACAATGCAAACCCCTAAGCCGCCGCAATGCTGCAGCGGCTTAAAGATGGCATTATTTGAAATAGAGCGGCTTTATTTCACCATATCCGGCTTTATATCCGGCCTTGTAAGCCGCTTCCGCGTCGGCCTTGTAATCGCCGCTTTCAAGGTAAAGCGCTTCCTTGAACCAGCGGCGCTCATTATCATGGCGCGCGATATCCTGCTGCCGCATGGCTTTACCGGCCTTAAAGCCGCTCTCATGGTACGCCTCTAAACTATTGAATTGAATTGTCATGATATAAACCTTTAGATTGATTGAATGGGAATGAAGCGGGTTTTTAGTGAGCCATGCACCACAATAGCAGGCGACGCCTTACGCGTATTAACGCCGCCATTACACGCGCCACAATCCGCGCATGTTTTTGCTTTTCCAGCCTCTTCGCTTGCCGGGCAAATAAACTCGCCGGCTTCCAATGGCTCATTGGCGGCGCGTACCCTAAACGTACGATAACCCATTGCTAAGGCCGCGGCGCGCTCGATTGCGTTATCAGTGGAGGCCATGCATAGCGCCATGATATCCGCGGCGGCCTTGCCGGATTGCCATTGGTGACTATATCCAGTAGAGCCGGCGGCCTTACTTACTAATTGCTGCCAAATATAGGCCGGTACGGCGGCCGGATCGCCGTACGTGCCAAGCCGCACCATGCGGCCGGCCGATAATTCCGCGGCGGCCTGCAGGCCCACTGGATAAATGCCGCGCAATATACCATCGGCGACGGCGCGCGGGCCTTGGCCTAAATTAACGTAGCACGCGCCGCCAATGCCGCGCCTATGTTTACAATCGCCGCATATTGCCGCGTCGGCCAATGAGCGCGCATTATCTAATGGCGAGCGGCCATTGTCGGCCAAAATATAGGTCTGAACCATATTGCCGGTTTTTGCATTGCTGGATTTTGTAATGGCGACGGCCACAATTGGCGCGCCGTTAAGCAATGAAGGGCCGCGATAAATAATAAAGCCGGATGGTTTTTTAACTGGTGTTTTTGGTGTAGGTAATAGCATGATGGTAATCCCTCTCATTAAATGGATTGTGCGATATCGCTTAGGGGTTTAATTAACTCATGGCCGTTACACCATTCAAGGCCGCCGCGATCATAAGCGGCCAATATTGACGATTGATTAAAACGCGCCGCGCCGGCCGGTATCAGATACTCTAGGCCGCGATCGATATCTACAAAAATGATATCGCCATTGTCTAATAGTGCCGCCGCGATACGTTGACCATTGGCACTATATTGCCGGCCGGTATTGAATTTAATAGTTTGCATGGTGTTAATTCCTTCCAGTAAATTAAAAATAAGGGTACTACAGTCACAATATTAATACAGTTTGCGGGTTGTCAATATAGGGGAAACCCTATGTTTTCAAACTAAAAACCCTAATAGGGTTTACCCTTATATGGATAATAAACCCGCTCATTGTCTAGGGTATTACGCCGCACCACTAGCCCGGCCGTCGCGTACGCGTGCCGTTATGTTAGTGAGCCCTTACATTGCGCCGGCCTGCATGTTAGTGAGCGCTTACTACCAGTTTACCAATGCACCATATTGGTGCACTACCATTGCGGCCTGTATGTTAGTGAGCGCTTACTAACATCCTGGCATAGTGAGTGAGTACTCACTAACATACTGCGCACAATGAGCGTGCACCATTGTGGTGCATTGCCTGGATGTTAGTGAGTACTCACTAACCGCAATGACGGCATGGGCAATATGATAGTGAGCGCTTACTAACAATGAGGGTCCCCTTTTTATAAATCGATACACCCAAAAAACAGACCGGGGGTGTCGGGCCGCGGGGCCCACTCAGATCTCAAGCTGCTATAACTCGCAGTTTCCTAATTTTTTTTTATAATTTTTCACATATTTGATTCCGCATTATGAAATGCTGCACTGCATCCATACTATCCTGACACAGTTAATGAGAATCATTCTCATTTGCGGCTAAACAAAACAACGACTTAGAATACGATTGTCAGGGTAGTACTAGTAGTACGGGTCTATTCTTCTTTTTATTTTAATTTTAAAAAATAAAAAACGTAGTGGGGGGTATAACTGGAATAGACCCGTACTACCCTGACAATCCTGACAAAAGGGGACAGAGTCAATTTTTATTTTTACAATGTGGGACGATTTACTGGCATTGTTTGCATTAGTAGGAGTATGAGTAAGTACGTATATCAAATTCAAGGAGCGCTGGAAAGCGCTGCAGGCGAATTCCAAGGATTGCGGGTATTGGTATGCGACTTATACAATTTCGATTCGGTAGATGTTCCCGTGGAAATCCTCGACAAAGAGACAGCACGGTATCTTGAGTTCCGTTTAAATATCACCACGGAAACCATGAACATACAAAAGCTACCGGTATCGGTTCAAAACAGAATACGAGCGCCGTTAGGGCGATGGCTGGATAATTGGGTCCTCGAGAATTTTTATGGCGATATTAGCAACGGAAAAAGTACTAACGCTTGATTACTGGAAGCCAGCGGAGAAGATCCAAGTAGGTGATTATGTATTTAATCAAACCGGCGACCTAGTTAAAGTAACCCTGGTACAAAAGTACCGTTCGGATAAGTGCTATCAAGTTACCTTCAACGATCACCTTAGCGTTTCGGGCGACGAGCAGCTTAATTTCCCCTACGAGAACCACAAGTACCGGTCAAGGGTGTCGTTGTACAAGGGCCGATTCAAGTTTAGGCGTCCGTTAGGCAACATAACGGTAGAAAAACTGAAAGACAGGCCGCTAAAGAATGTCCCTGGCATACGATTGCTATCGGTCCCAACGGCGCATCCGCTAAAACTCCCCCACCAAACGCTACCCATCCCTCCATTTGTGTTTGGGTATTGGTTCTTTAATAGAAAATTGCATAATAAACTGCTCTTTACTAAGAATCGGCAGGAAGAAATCACAGAGCGCTTCAAAGATTGTGGGTACAAGGTCACTGTGGGTTACAAAACACCCAACCAAGAGCGGTACTTTACGGTTTTTCCGACCATTGAGTCACAACTGGCACCCAATGTGCCCACTCGGATACCAAACAACTACCTCTTAGCGTCTGAAGAGCAGCGTATTGAGCTGCTGCAAGGCATCTTGGCATCAAAAAGCCGCCAGTACTCCAGAGGGAAGAATATGTTTCGGGTTTCCAGTAAGAATTTGCGGTTGTTAGTCCAGGTTCAGTCTATAATCGAGTCACTAGGCAGTAAAACAACCTTGGAACACAACCGCATACGTCAGCGATACATACTTTTCTTTAAATCAAAGCTCAATTTGGTACCAAACCAAGATTTAGCAAAAACTAAAATTCAGCTTGGCCGGCGGTACCCCAAATTAATTGAGCCGCTTAACCCTCAGTCTTGTGTGTATATCGAAACTGAAGGTAAGTTCAACCACATTCTCGTAGGAGAAGGCTTCATACCATGTCGTTAACACCTAAACAAGAAGCAGTACTTAAAAAATTCGCGGAGTCGCATAAGCACTGGCCTAAGCAACAGCTCGATGCTGCCCTATGGCAGGTCAAATGGCACTTGCAGGCACTTCCGCACCAAAGAGAACCAGAGGATGGGGAGTATGATACGTTTCTTATGTTGGCTGGTCGAGGATCGGGCAAGACGCATACGGCTAGTCATTGGATTGGCATTCGTGCTTGGATGTTCGATAACACTCGTTGGCTGGTCACAGCCCCTACCTCAAATGATATACGGGCAACTTGTTTTGAAGGGGACTCCGGACTTATTAATATCATCCCCTCGTCACTTATACGAGATTACAACAAGTCCCTCTTTGAAATTACCCTTACCAATGGGTCCATCATCCAAGGTATTCCAGCATCCGAGCCAGAACGGTACCGTGGTAAGCAGTACCATGGCGCTTGGTTCGATGAGCTGTGTGCGTTCGATTACATCGACGATGCCTACGACGGCGTACAGTTTACCCTCCGTCTTAAGGACCCGCGAATCCCTAGGGTGCAGCAGATTATTACCACCACCCCCAAGCCAAAAGAGCTCATCGTTGATCTCAACGAGGGAAAAGTAGGCGGGGACGTTTATGTAGCAAACGCCTCATCGTATGACAACCGCGCCAATCTGTCTGAAACGTTTTTTAAACAGCTAGAGACTTATGATGGCACCGACCTAGGCAGACAGGAGATCTATGGCGAGATCTTGGATCCAGAAGCCGCTGGTATCATCAAACGCAAGCAGTTTAAGATGTGGCCCGCCAATCGTGCGACCCCAGACCTAGAGTATGTGATTGCCTCATACGATCCGGCTACCTCAGAAAAGACAACCAACGATCCAACAGCGTGTACGGTATGGGGCGTGTTTGAACAGCTGGACGCTGGCACCTCGGTCATACTGCTGGACGCATGGGACGCGCACATGTCCTACCCCGAGCTGCGTCGTAAAGTCATCGAGGACTTCAAAGAGGTCGTCTATGGCGCAGACAACGAGTTTGGCAAGGGCCGTAAAGCCGACCTGATACTGATGGAAGACAAATCCGCTGGTATCTCGCTAATCCAAGAACTCCAAGGTGCGGGCGTACCGGTCCGTGGATACAACCCAGGCCGCGCAGATAAGGTGCAGCGGGTTAACATTGTGGCACCCTTGGTTGCTAAGGGCAAGGTGTACATACCGGAAGACATGAAGCTCAAAGGCGACTTTGCAGACTGGGCCAAACGGTTCATCCGGCAGGTATGTTCGTTTCCAGAAGCTGGTGGGCACGATGACTATGTTGACTCCCTGTCCCAAGCATTGCGCGTATTACGGGACTCGGGTTGGGTGCGGCTTGATCCACTGCCAGCCCGTGATTACGACTACGCAGACGAAGACGTGGCAAAAAGATATTCAAATCCCTATGCGCAATAAAAAATATTGTTTTGGGGCGTGAATGGGTAACATTTTGCATTAGTATGTATAGGAATACGAAAAGCGCCTGCAGCGCCTGTTTGGGCCCGTACCCAAACTAGTTTCCGTAAATTCAACTTACGGGAGTTAAAATGTTTAATTCAAAAGAATACAAAAAGCAATACCACTGCACAAAAAACGGACATCTAAGAAGAAATTTAGATCAAATAAAAACAAGGTCTAAATTAAAAAATTTAGATTTTAATTTGGATGCGGAGTATTTATTTAGCATTCCTTCAGATGTTTGCCCAGTATTTAACTGTAATTTAAGTTGGGGTGAATCTTCTAAAATTGCAAAATTTAACAGTCCATCATTGGACAGAATTGACCCAAATATGGGCTACGTAAAAGGAAATGTCCAATGGGTATCACATTTAGCAAACACAATGAAACAAAACGCAAACAAAGATCAACTAATTCAATTTGCGAACTGGGTATTAAATAATGGCACAACCCCAACTACCAATGCAGACCGGCGGTAATCTACCTAGCTTAGATCGGGAAGAAGACGTTAAGTTAGCGGCTGAGCAAGAAGCCGAAATGGATCATTACGAAGAGGTTTTGGGTTTAGACCCCTCTGAAGTCGAGCAAGAAGTAGTTGAGCTCGACGATGGTTCCGTTGTAATTAACTTCCAAGATAAAAAGGGCCCGCTCAAGGATCCCGAGTTTTATGAAAACCTAGCCGAGTCATTGGACGAAGGGTTTTTAGATACGTTGGCAAGCGACTACCTTGATCTGATCGATGAAGATAAAGAAGCCCGTAAAGAACGAGACAAGCAATACGAAGA